GCTATATATTTTCATCTTTCTCTAATGACTTGATTGTTTTTTGCAATCTCTTTGCATTAAACTCGTTGCCAACGAATGCCATCTTATTCTTTATAGCACTCCTAGCTGAGTTGCCCATCCCACAACAAGGATCTAATAATATCTCTCCCTCTTTTGCAAGTAATGGGATAGCTATCTCTAGGCTCTTCTCATCTATTGCACCCTCAAGGCTAGATAGATCTGGCAACTTAATGTTAGGGTTTGTAGATCCTACAATAACTGGATTAGTCAATAGCTTACTTCCAGACTTGTATCTAAGGGAATAAGTCTCTGCATTAAATAAAATATCCTTGAGATCGTTTTTAGTCTCCTCTAGCCATTTGTTGCCAGTCTCTAAGAATACATATCCATCTACGTTATTAACTATAATGCCTCTAATTATTTGTATTAGCTGCTTATAAGACATAGCCTCAATCTCTTTGCCAGTATGTCTTTTGTTTAATGTACACCAATATTTCATATTGCCATCTCCCCAAGGAGGATCGGTGTAAAGTATATATGCTTTTTTACCCTCTAATAAATTATTGAAATCAACATTTTGTATGTCGTTCTCAGATACTCGGTGTTTTCCTATTTGTTTAATACTCATATTTTATATTTTAGCTCTGTTAATTATAGCAGTTTTGTCATAGAATCCTTCCCTATTTGTCATTACCCAATACTTGTATTCCCCTACGTTGTAATATGTATACACTTTAGAATAAAATCTTTCTTGATATCCATTATCTCTAATAAACTCCATAGCTGCAAGGAATGTACTATCGTCATAATAGTTTCTTACTATCCAGCTATGTGGAATATTAGCCATAGTTTTAGCAAAGTTAAATTTAGTCTGCTCAGTTATAAATAACTCAAATTGTTCTTTTGTCATAATGATGTTCCTCTTAAAATTACTGTTTCTTTTATATTGTTTGATTTAAATTGACCATCAATATAATTAATTACTTCATAATGATCAAATCCTTTGCAAGAATATATGTCTGCTGAGAAATAATTTTGTTCTGGGAATGAATGAAAAGTGAAATGCGACTCCATAAAGATAATGCCTCCAGTAATGCCAGTATCTTTTTTCTCAATCATTGATTCATCTACTTTATATATTAAAGCGTCAGAGAGGGGTTTTAAGCCTATCATTTTAGTCACGTCTATTAGCATACGTTTTATTATGCTTTCGTCCCACAACGCTACCTTGTCGCATCCGTATGCGTCTATAATTAAATGCTTTCCGTTTTTCATTCTTGCTCTACATTAAATTCGTGACCACAATGAGGACACATAGTTTCTATATATCTTCTTTCTGTTCCTTTGTGGAATGTTGTATCAATCTTTTCTTCTGCTTTCTTTATATCTGTGTCAGTTACTTCTGATCTAGATTGTGTTGGAAAATAGCTCGGTGTAAATTCCTTTGCCTCCTCTTCTTTAGGCTGCCATACACCCAGACCCCATTGGTTTAATTTCGTAGATGACCAGTCGTTTGCTAAGATGTCCCAGTCCCATTGACCAAAGCTAATGTTATCTTTAACGATAAACTCCTCTTTTTGCTCATCCGTTAAATCACTAGCCTTAATGACATAGACCTCTTCTATGCCTAAGTCCTCAATTACCTTAAGTCGCATATTACCTCCCAGCACAACCATATCGTCGTCAACTACAATAGGTCTTAACTTTAGCATCTCTGGAAATTCCTTAATTGATTGCTTTAATTGATTGTAGCTGCTCTCCCTTATAGTCCTTGGATTATTAAGATTATGCTTAATGTCTTTTGTTTTTACTATCATTTTAAATATTCATTATATAATTTTACAACGTGCTTATAGATACATTTACCACAACTCATATCTGGTCTATATTGAAAATTATCTTGGCATAATTCGATAAACTCAGCATAGAATTTAGTGTTAAGTCTGCCTCCCTTCATATTGTATATGGCTCTTATTCTTTCCTCTAGTTCCTCACTCATAATGATTGCAATCTTTTTTCATTTTCTTTGGATAGATCATACTTAATCGTAACATCTTCTTTTAGTTTTAAACCTAGATCTACTTGCATAGTATGATTACCTTTAATCTTTTTAATTGCAGCAGCCCAGTCATTATTATATACCTTTAGTGAGTTTTTATTTGTCGAAAGTAATGTATAAGGATCTACTGCCGACACCATTACTGGCTTAGCGAAGTGACCAGCCTCAATCATTTTTAACTCAGATTTGCAGTTATTAAATAGATTATCTTGCAGAGGTATTACACATATACCACAATCTTGATAATCCATAGCGTATTCTTGAATGTCGCTAATCTGCACCTTAGTTCCTTTCATTCGTTTTGGTAATCTAGGTGTTTTAACAAAGAATGTTTCATTATTAAAATTATCTCCTAATAATTTAAGATCTCGCAAATGAGTAGTGCCACCAGAATAAAAGAATGTATCAAAGTCTAATGATAGATCTTCATATGCATATTGCTTTTCTAGAGGATCTAAGGCGTTTTTAATGACAACAATATTCTTATTATATGGTCGTATCTTATCTGCTAGTATAGGCGTAGTTGTCCATACCATATCTGCTAGTTTTAAGTTCTTTATTATGCACTTAGTAAGATTAGACTTTTCATAATAGTAGCTCATAGGATGCTTTTTGTTTAGATCCCAATAGTCATCTATGTCGCAAATGACTTTAATGCCTTTAGCCTTTAATTTTAAGAAGCACTCTTCTGGTTGCATTAATCCAGATATGTTTCTATTATATACAACGTGCGTCACTCCTTCTAAGTTGTTGAAGAATTCGTCATCTTTGTTAAGCAAAACAACGATCTCTATTCCGTAGTCTCGTTTCATCTTTGCAAACGGCATTAAAAGTCTGTGATAACTTACACCATTTATGTTACGGATAATTACTGCTATCTTAATCTTGTTTTCGTACATAATTTTGAATTGTTTTTTTGCTTTCGTATAGTCATCCCTTAATGTCCTATAACCTATTGACGCACCCTTATGTATTTGAGTAAGCGTCTCGCCATTACTTATGGCTCTTAGAATATTAGCATAATAGTGATTCATCCTATCAAGGACTTCCTCGACATCTGGATGTTCAGAGTTTTCGTGATCAAAGAAAGGATCTTGCTTCTTGCATTTTTTCAGCCATTGGTTACGCATAACCATTGCGAAGTATCCTTTTAAGTTTTTTAGTGGGGGTTTTTTTAAACAGATTTCATATGCTAGAGATATTAGCTCCTCAGCCTCCACCTTGTCATTGGTAAGCCGAAGAGCATAATCTCTAATGCTTTGGTCAAAATAGACAGACTCTAATTTCAAAAGGGTAAGGAGTCTGTACTCTCAGCCATTACTGGCTCAGTCTTAGTTTCTGGTTTCCAAGTGTCCAGTTCGACATATGGTTTGCCACTCTTTCCGATGTTAATCTTAAGGTTGACCCACCCTTTATCTGAATGTCGGTTAATAAATTCGATTGCTTGATCAGCCTTAATGCTTAAACCACCTACAACCCATTCTGGAGAATTAGCGTTCATCTTAAAGCTAAATCCGTCTGCAAATACTTTTTCTGTTTTGTTCATATTATTTATTTTCGTTTATTATCATTGACAAAAGTACGGAATAATTGGCTAGATCCAAAACGCTATCCTCTATGCTCTCGTTGTTAGGCTCTTGATCCGAGTTAATTAGCACCCCTAATCTTGCAACTTTGGTAGCGATTAAGTTTAAACAATTAGTTCTGGCATCTCCTCCAGCAATAGCACCAGCTAATTTAAAATTAGATAACCTATCCTCATTTGCATAGTCATCGCCTTTGCTAAATAATGTCTTTTTCATCTCTCCAGTCATATAACCGAAGTGTGCCATCTGTTCTTTTTTTGTCATATCTCTTTGTTTAGTTTTACGTCTTGTAGTTTCCATTCGTGCCGTCTCGTATGTGGTATTTTATGACGGCTCATTAATCTATTAAATAATGTTTCTTTCTCTGCTATGTTACCATAGACCTCTGAGCTAATTATCTTCTTTGCTCTCATTGCAGTAACTTGATATAATCCTTTCATAAATTATCGTGTTTTCTGTGGCACTCTCTGCATCTTACCTTTATGTTATTAACGTCCCAAGCTAGTTCTGCTCTTCTAGTCTTTTGAGCTTCGTCTACTGAAATAGTATGTGAGCAATCTAGTCTGCCACTAGACTTATTGCAATCTACACAAAAATTGTAGCCGTATTCCCAAAACTGAATATCTAAAGCATTACCTTTTGCTTCGTGTACTCTCCTATCTATGACACTTTTAGCTACTCGTTCATCGTCTGAGGTGTAGTAATGATTCATATTGTATGCAAATTTATACATTTGTTTAAAAGTTCTTTAATTTGTTTTCCACATTAATTTTATTTTGCAAATTATCTATGTGATTCTCTAGCATTTTAATACGTTCTAGCTGACTCGTAAACTTGTCATAAAATTCGTTATTCTGCTTCTCTAGATAGCAAGTGTAATGCATTAATCTTTCTAGCCTATCTACTTTGTTTTGCTTTATTTCGTCATAAGGCTGCTTCATTAGCTTTAATTCTATGCTGGATATTACTTGCCTAGCTTCTTGTATTATTTTACTGTCGTTAAAAGGGATCATTTGTTATGTGTATAAGTGGTTTTATTGGATCTTTTATTTGTTGAGTTTCTCCGTATGCATATTTCTTAGTATTATATACTGGATCGAAGTCGTAAAACCTCTGCGTTGCCCAATCTATTTGTAGATAGATCTCTCCTATGTTTCCGTAATACTTTGGTTTTACCTTGTCGATATTTATAGAATATGGCTCGTGGTTTTCTTTTGAGTTCTTATGTACTACGATTATATTTCTGCCGTTATTATTCCACTCTGACCCTCCCATAAGATCATAAACGCTGGGTCTTTTTACGTTGCCGTCTTTTACTTGTTTAGGATCTGGGTTTTTAGGGTGTATAATAATAAAGCTATGCATCTGGTTGATCTCCATAAAGCGATTACGAGTTGACAATATCTTGCGTAAGTAATCTGGGCTAGTAGGCTCTCCTTTGTGGGCTAAATAGTTCCAGCTATCTATTACTGCCGAATTGCATTCGTTCTCCTTAGCGTAATTCCAGAATGCTTCTGGCTCGATACTATGCTCAGAGGATATAAATTTAAACCTATCTAGTAATGTACTTGAATGTTTGGCTATTTCTTTCTCTGTAATTGTATTAGGATAATCCTTCTCAAAGGTCTTGCCAGTCATTTTGTGAAGTAGGTTAGATATTACCTCCGTGTCGCTTCCGTCATCTGGCATATAAATACAATGCCTCCAGTTGTCTTTGATCGTTAAGCCCATTAATATCTCCTTGAGAAATAATGATTTGCCGTAAAAAGGATATCCAGTTATATCTGTACAACCTCCCTTAACAAATGTTAATTTCTCGTCAAATGTTTTATGACCGATCTTACTGCCCTCTGGTATTCCGTTCTTGTGGAGATACATAAGCTGATCTAATATTTCGCTATTCTTTTTGATCATACTAGAGGTCTTTTGATTTTAAAGTCTGACATATTTAAAAACCTATCTAGCTTATCTGGGCGTGTAATAAACTCTAATGTAATATATTTGTAATTACTCTCTATATGATGAGGATCTTTAGTTGCATTTCTGAGTGCTTTTACGATATCTGGTTTTGTATACCCCTCTTTTAATCTAGCGTTTAATTGCTCTTTTGCTTTCTCTGGGACTACTTTAGTCTGTCTCCCTAGTATTTCATTGTAGACCTTAATAAGTTTGTCGTAATCGACATATATACTCTCTACTTTCTCTTGTTCTTTCTCTTTCTCTTGCCTAGAGGGGTCTACTAAGCCCCCCTTGGGGGGGTCTACTAAGGGGTCTGTGTTGGGGGTTAGCTTTTTACCAGTTGCGTCCTCGTATCCCTTGACTTGTAGGTCGATAGAATGTTCTTGACTTAGGTATGCGAATTTGACCATATCCGTTAAACCAGTAGGTTTGATACCTTGAAACTGCCTATCTAGTAATGCCTCGATAAATTTTAGTTTGTCCTTGTTGTTTAGCTCGTTGTATACGTCATAGTATGACCTATAAAACTTGAAAGCCTTTCTTTTTGTTTCTTTCTTCATATTTTCGTTTTGCGTTGACGAAGATTAAAAAAATTGCATAAATAAAAAAATATAATTTTGTAGAATGATTATAACAATAAAAGATCTGCCAAAGATATCCCTTAATAAATGGTACGCTGGGATGCATTGGACAAAGCGAAAAAAAATGAAAGATAATTATGTCAAGATCGTTAAAAGCCAATTTAATAAAACGCTGCCAAAAATTAATACCTACAATACTGAATATCATTTTAAGTTTAAATCTAGAGCCTTAGATGCTTCAAATTGTGTCGCAATGGTTAAGATGATAGAGGATATTATCTTTGAGGATGATAGCTATAAGGTTGTCAAAAGTATACTTATTACTAGCAGTAAAGGTGCTGAAGATCTGGTGCAAATAAATATTTTTTAAAAAAATTGCTATACATTAATATTTTTGTATATATTTGTAATACAATAATGAAAGATATAATATTAACATTCGATTTAAGAGACTGGAAACAAGGATCAGAATTACTACAAGAGATAGGCTTAACAGAAAATCTTATTTTAACAGAATCTCACAACTTACAACTATGCGAAGATAACTTCGAGTTTTTAATTGATGAGCTTACAGAATCTGGTTTAGAATTCACATTACATATAAATAATTTACATAAAATATTCCCTATTTAAAATATTGTATTATATTTGCATACACAAACAAACAAACAAAATAAAATGACACACACAAAAACAATTAGAACAGAAAGAATCGGTAAGATCGAAATCAACGTCTACCAGCACGAGAATTCAAGGTTTAATTATTCAGTTAAAGCCGACAAGGATACGCCAAAAGGTAAGTATTCTAAGACTAAAAATATTTTTTACTATGGTTATAAAGAATTAGAGAGTGCTATGCTTAGGGCAGATAGCTATATGAATCAAGTTATTATTAGAGATGCTAATATATTAAAAGAGAAACAAGACAGAAAGAAAGCAAACGCCTCAGTTAAAGCATCTGATTTCTACCAGCTAGGAGATATCGTTTACAATAGCTGGGGATACGAGCAAACAAATATCGAGTTCTACCAAGTAGTAAGAATAATGAACAAAACAATAGAGGTCAGAGAGCTATCACAGAGTACAGTAGAGGACTCAACCTATTCACACGGAATGGCAGACAAAAGAGTACCACAAAAAGACGTATTTAGATCAGAGAAATCTTACAAGCTAAGAGTATACGCAAGAGGCAGATTATCAAATCCAGAATCATTTTACTACTTTAATAAGTGGGACGGCAAACCTAAGTATTGCAGCTGGTACTACTAACACATAAAACAATAAAACAAAATGAAAGAATCAATTTTAAAAGTAACCTCAGCATTCATACCCTTATCAGTATGGTGCTGGGCAATTGAAGAGCCTAGATCTGCAGTAATCTTGTTCTTAATCGGTTTATTCGCTGCACTAGAATTAACATACATAAAAATAAAACAATGAATTTAACAAAAAACGAAATCTGGGAGATACAAAGTATCTTAAAAAAAGAGAGAGATTTAATGATGCAAAAGTCACAAGAGTGGTACAACGACAATGAGGATGATAAGTCGATTAGTCTAATGTGTGATAACAAGGCTAATATGATCGATGCTTTAATTAACAAGCTAGACGAGATCTTAAAGTACGAATATCTGACAAAGTCGATTGCTAACTTTAACGAGTCAGTTAAATCAGATGACAATATTAACGAAGATTTTAAAAACCTTTTTATATGAAATACAAAACCAAATTATCACAAGAACTGAGTAGAGCTATCAAGGATAACACTACACCAGAACAAAGAGAGATTGTAGCAGTAACCTACGGAATGAGCGTTCACACTATGAATAGCATCATAAACAGACAGAGAAATATTAACCATAGAAACCATATGGCAATAAACGAAGTAGTTA